TGGAAGGTATCACATCAAATGAACTGCAGGCACGTATGGAGAGGCACACGTGACGAGATCACAGGAATACAGACAGTCTGCAATGTCATGGGCGCTGACAATGATATGCGTGAATTCCTACAGCTGCTCTGGAGCATAGCAACAGAGCATCTTAACAACTGTACAGAAGACTATTACACTGAACAATAAACGTGACCGCTGGGGCTACTAATGGGCGACAATCCCGTTGCCTTAAAGCCCCAGTAGGATGGAGAAGAAGAGAATGAAAAATATAATTTTAGCAGCAACACTAATAGCGGCACCAACAGCACTACTGGCAGATCGTTACGATGATAAGATCGCGGAGAAGTGCGGAGAGGTGAAGGAAATTACCTACGCAGCTTACTTAAACTCACAGCAAGGCACACCGCTTAGCACCACGCTGTCCAGACTCAACACTATCTATCGTGATGATGAGGCCAGCTTCGAATGGATCGGTGCATTTGTCACCATAACATACGACATACCAGAGCCTCCGATCGATAAGTCTCTAATTGACGCTGCAACACAGATCTCCGAGACCATGAGCACAGTGTGTACCCAGCAGCTTGAGGAAGCGCTGGAAGCTCGTATCGAGGAAGAAGACAAGGTAGGTATGTGATGAACTACGCAGAGAAATACAACATATACATCAACCGAGTCGAGGAACAGGAGTGCGAGCAGACAGCAAGACTGCTTGCCTGCAACCTGACTAAAGTCGAAGCAACTGATTACATCACCGCCGAGGAAAAACTCTGGGGCGAAGAGTTTGACATCTGGATGGAGAGATCATAATGAACCCAAGATATTCACACAGGATAGCCCTGATCAGAGCTGAGCGTTTTCGTCGCAGGCAGCTGGAGATGGCTCGTGAAGCTGAAAGGCTTGAGCGCATGACCAGAGATGAGACCATCATCGGCGTCGTCTTCGTTGTCATCGTTATCGTTGTCGTAACAATAGGATTATTCACATGATGCAATACATGAGCCTTGGTCGGGCAGAGACTAAACTGGCAGAGATGATAGCAGCTCGTGACAAGCTGCTGGCTAAAGATGATCGATGTGGTATCGATGAACAGTACCTGATCTACCTTAACCAGAACATCGATGCTTACGAGAGAGTTATTACTCAATTCAAAGAAACGTGCAAAGCACAGAAGGTGGAGGAGTGATGTGGATCGAGACATCAGCCGAAGTATACTACGTGCTAATGGCAAAGCATAAAGATGACCTAGTGTGTCATCGCTCCTACAGCAACCCTGATGGAAGACCTGAAGCTGAGATGTATACAGCGTGGGGATTCCACAATGCTGACTTCCCTCTCATGGATATCAGAACGACATGGGAGTGTGATCCTGAGAGCTACAAGCGTATCAATCAACAGCATGCATACAGGCTATATATAACCAAAAAGACGGAGGAGTGAATAATGATTGAATATACATTAGAGCGTCGTAACAGGGTTTTAGTTAACACCGATCCACAGCGCAGGTGCTACAACGGATGTCACTTTAGCTCTGAGTTACAGTGGACTGACTGGGTTGTGCTTGAGCTTTGTGTAAAAGAAAGCAAAGTCGATAGTCGCATTAAATTCTGGAAGGATCTGAATGATTATGCTGTAGAGTCTCGTGGTGAGTCAGCGAGGAGTGAATTCAGGGCAGTAAAAAACCCACCTTTCGATGGGCATCCTTGTCGGGAGGATTCAGACACTAGAGACAGGTAGTCGTAGCTTGTCTCAATAAGTGGCCACCGGTAATTCTGCCGGTGGTTTTTTATTTGCGCTTCTTATTCGGAGCCGATGGTTTAACCCAGCCCATGGCTGTGTACAGGTTAAACTTCTCCTGCTCCTTCTCTGTACGCTCACGAGGTTTGCCAGCTGGCTTCTCGCTCATCATATCCTCGATCACCGTGTACAGATTATGTCTTTTCTTATCGGCCATTACATTCCAACCACTTGATCAGCCAGTGATGGCTGTGCTTGCTGTTGCGGTGTTGCACGTGCTCGCATATCCTGAGCCTTCAGGACGCTGTCTACACGCTTCTGCATAACTTCACCCTTCTTAGCGTTGATATTGGCACCAGCGACCTCTGCGTCGATCTGAACACCCATGCGATCAGACTGAGCACGGAACTGATCCACCAGTAGCTTGCCCTGATTGATCTGGAAGTTCTGCTGGTCGGCCTGAGTCTTGCGCTGAGCTTCGGCCATCTGTGCGTCAGCCTTACCTTGTTCTGCCTGAGCCAACAGCATGGCAGGATCTGGACGCTCACCCTGCTGCTGAGCTTCGGCCAGCATCTGCTCTTCTTCTGGCGTCTCAGGCTCACTGAAGCCCATCATGATCAGCTGCTTGCGGCCATGCTCACGGATATCCTTCATATCAACACCATCGATCAACATCAGCTGCTTCATCGTCAGTGCCTTGGCCAGACCTTGGTCACCGGACACCATAGCTTTCTCGATCATCGACTCCAGCTTCTCGAACGTCTCCTCCTTCTGGTTGCTGTATGGCTTACCGATATCAGCGAAGACCTCGAACTCCATGTTGGTCAGGTCATTCAGTGCAACAACGTCGCCGGTCTCTTTGTCGATTACAGACGACATCACCTGTTCCTTCTTACGAGTACCGTCAGGCAGTGTGATCGTCACGCTACGAGGGCTGTCATAGACCTCAGTAGCCATTGATGCATAGATCTCACCATCACGGCGCTTAGCATGCTTCAGATTCTCCTGATAGATGATTGACTGCTGATCGAGCCGGTTCTGCAGAGCCATGACAGCCTTGCCAGACAGATCGATATCAGCGATCTCAGCCGGAGCACCAGCGTTAGCCACATCAGAGACGGCCATGCGTGTCTCTTCAAGCAGGTGGGGCAGCGATGTCGGCATCTGTTGCTCAGGCAGCGCAGGATATGGCGGCGACTCCAGTGGGGTGCCATCCTGTCGCTGTGTGTTCATCAGGTAATACGGGTAAGAGTTGTCAGCACCGTTCTCTTCGTACATAAACTCAAAGCCCTGTACTTGCTCAGGAGAGAAGATCGGCTTCGGTCTGGGTGAACGGCTCACGATATCTGCTAAGTAGCTCATCATGAAGTTACGCAGGCGCTGAGGATCTTTTGCGAGCCGGACGATACCCTCGTAATGCTCTTCACCTTCAACGAACGCACGTTCGCCATATACCGGTACGACTGGGATGTGCTCACCAGCGATCGGGTAGCTATCAATAATCTCGGCACCAGAGGCGATATACTTCGTCACCTGCCAGCGCTTGATCATGCGTGTGTCTGTTACCGTGTAACCCTCATCGATCAGGTCATCCATAATCTCTTCGAGATCTGACTTGCGTAGCATGATCTCTTGGCCGAGCGGATCTTCGAGCGTCAGGATCTCATCGTCGATCTTCTTCCGGTGATAGAACGTGGTCACGTAGTACAGGGAATTCTTGCCACCAACCCACGGGAAAGAGTACGACTCTTCAGGGTTAGCGAAGTTGGACATGTCGTGACACTTCTCGCCGGTCAGCTCTTCGTACATAGCCTCATATCCTTCACGACTGTAGGCTGTCAGGATTGAGACGTAGGTAGCATCAGACTTGTCGAGCAGCTTAGCGTTAGGATCCCAGAACACGTTGTTGTTCGCTTCATAGATCGGCTTACGCTTGATCACTTGGTTCTCATCACCGGCACGGTTACTCACGTACTCAGTAACCAGCTCCCATGCGCCGACACCAGCAACGATACTCTCACCGGATGCGTTGTTGTATGCCTCAATGGATGTGTTGGTTCGCTCATCAGAACGATACAGGCCGTCTAACAGATCAGCGCCATCATCACGGCTATCTGCTTTCGGTTCGAAGTCTACCTGTACTGGATTGGATCGAAGGTCGGCACTAATCTGTCGGCCAGCCTTGCGGAGTATGTTGAATTCACCACGGAACTGAAGAGTGCTTGAGTCGAGAGCGTTGTCTTGCCATGCAGATACCCAGTAAAAAGCTAGGTCGTCGGCTGCTCGCTCTCGTGTGATTATTCCGTTGTTATATGCTTTATCATGCAGCTCTTTAAGCTCTGCGAGATCTAAGACTGTCTCTTCTTCATCGTATTCGTCGGCAGACATAGATGTGCTCCGGTGTGAGGTTTCCCTAATGATACCAGCATTTACCTGCGACGCAAGGGCATTGTGCCTATCGGTGCAGGGATCTTAGGCTTGATAACCTGTGGATTTATATAGCGCATTGACATCATCACGCTGTCACCGAGGTTAGGAGACCTGAAGCCAAACTTGGATCTCATGATCTCCTTCGTGTATAGCTCGATGAATCCATTACCGTTAGGTTTGACCGGCATACGACATAGCTCAGCTCGCAGCTTCTTCATATTGCTGATCGTCTTGCTGTCGAATGATATGCACTTGTCCTGATCTTGGAACTCACCATGGACAACCCAGCGATACGTGCGATAGATCCGGTCACGCAGCTCGCAGTAATACTGAGCGCGTTTGTTGCGGAAGATATCACCGACCAGCTTCTGGTTCTCGATCGTGGCTGACTGTGCTGGCTGGTAAATAGACTTCGGACTATCCGGTGACTCACTGCCTTTGAACATAGCGATGCGGATAGGCTTCTCGTGTAGATCCTTACTGATCTGTTCATTGAGAGCCACACCCATGCCATCAGCATCGAACGTGAAGTAGTCAACATTGTCAGAGATAGCCTGATCACATGCCCAGTGGCCACCCTCATTAACGTCACCCTCGACCTTCTCCTCGACACGCTTAACAACAGAGCCATGACGCATGCAGTATCCCTTGCTGTCATCACCGACATCAGACGGATCATGTGCAGCGACCTTGGCGCCAGCAACGTTCCAGCCCAGCTTCTCGTGGGCGTCCACGCATGAGTCAAACCATTCCCCAGTGATAAGGCTGTTCTCGACTGAGTCATTAAAATCGCCGAGCCAGATATGATCGTACAGCTCACGTGGTAGGTTCTTCAGCGCCCATTGACGCTCAACCTCAAGACCAGACTCTTCGAACCACGGGTTATCGTGGTAGTTCATGACGATGATCAGGTGCAGATCATCCTCGTAGTAACCGTCTCGATCTAGCTCCGCTTGGAACGGTACAATAAACCGCTGGGAAAATGGGTCTTCACTACTCTCTGGGTTAGCAACGAAGACCATGGAGACGCCGGAGAATTCCTCTTCCTCGACTTCGTCAGGTGCTTTTGGTAGACCTTTGTTTGGCTTGTTACGTGCTGTGGGTGTGAGTACATCTATGCTCTCCTGTGATATGAACTGCGACTCCTCGACAAAGAATCTCTTGAAGCCGTGTGCAGATTTAATACTTGATACGTTACGTGCGATACCGGCGAACAGGAAGATGTCCTCTTCACCGCGCCGGATAGATTTATCCATGACCTCAAAGCCGTCCATCTCCAGACGAGCGATCTCATCCTTCAGCAGTGAGTGTACAGAGTTTTTAATTGATGATTGGAATTCACGAAGACAGTAAGTCTTGGCGTCGAAGTCTTTAGCCTCGATTAAACAAATATCCCCAACACCGAGGGATTTAGAAGAGCCACGCCCACCGAGGACAACGATGAACCTTTTGTTGGACGTGAGCACCGGTTCGAGTTTTTCAGCCAGATACACCGTTGGCTCCTTGTCGGTCTCTGCCCAATGCATTCCGTTATACTGGAGCACCTTTGTGCATTGCTTTGTGACAGGTGACACAAGACCGACGACGGTGTATTCATTCGACTTCCTCCTAGCTCGTTCTTCGATTGCATGAGCCAGCTGGATCTTCTCAGCTCTGCTTAATCCGCTCAGCGATATACTCATCTAGCTCTTCATCGGTTAGATCATCGACAGCCTTCTTCGTTGTGTCCTTGGTTTCCACCTTATCGGTGTAGCCATGTTTGGACAGCATGAGCTTAGCTATAGTGGCGTGATAGGTACCCATGAGACCGCCTGAAGCGAGCATCATCTCCTGTTCGGCCATGATCTCACTGACGATGTTAGAAAACTCTTCCTTCTCAGGCTGTGAAGCCCAATCCCAAACAGTCTCCCTTCTTACTCCAAGATGCTTAGCAAGCCCAGCTATCATAGGCACAGCATGGAACGGAGTCGGGATAAAA